GGGGAGACGTCTGGCACGACGGCGGTAGATGTCATCGGCGGAAAGAACGGGACGATCAGCGGACCCGTGACGCTGAATCAACCGGGGGCGCTCACCGATGGCGATCGCGCGATGGCGTTCGACGGCACGACCGGCGTGATCACAGTGGCCGATACGGCCGCGCTGAATTTCGGCACGACGAGTTTCTCCGTCGAATGCTGGGTGCTGACACAAGCGGCGAGCGGGGCGCGTCCGCTGCTTGGGAAGGGAACCGATCCTGGCGCCGGGTATCGCATCACGCGAAACGGTCCCGGAACGAGCGCACAATGCCAGATTACTGACGGGACGACTCCGGTCACACCCGTGGCCACGATCACGGTGGGTGTGTGGCAGCACGTCGTCATGGTGGCCGATCGGACGGCCCAATTAGTGCGGACCTACGTCAACGGTGTCGCGGGTCCGACTGCCAGTATCGCCAGCGTGGGCAGCGTGACGATTGCGGCGCCGCTATTGATCGGCGGGCCATTGGGTGCCACTTTCCTGACGTCGCACCTCGGCCTGCTTGATGACGTGGCCCTCTACCAGACCGCCGTGACTCCGACGCAGATCGCGAATCATTACACAGTGGCACTGGCCACCGCATTGGTGGAGGAACTGGATGACATGGCCTATGAAAATAATGTCTACAACCTCGCCGGCCCCATCGTGCCTTCCGACACCGTGAACATTGCGGGCGGACCCTTGGGCCGCACCCTCACCGATGCCATCTACGTGGGCGGGGGCGGCATTGTCTCGGCCGTGCTCGAGAACAACAGCGTGCGCGATTTCACGACCGTCACCGGCCAGACCTTGCGCGTGCGCGCCAAGCGCGTGAATGCGGCCACCACGACTGCCACGCTGCTCCAAGCGTTATGGAACGTCTGAGATGGCCGATGTCAATATCACTCCCGTCATTCCGCCGTTCCTGACGGGATTCACAGCGCGATCCATCCCGTTCGCGACGGGCACCGGTCTGGCCGAAGACAACACGAATTTCGTGTATGACGACGTCAACGATCAGTTGTTCGTGCGGAATCTGCTGGTGACGTCGTTCTCAACGGGCATTGCGATCACGCCAGGCAACGGCGGCACGGGCATCACCAGTTACGCCACGGGCGATTTGATTTATGCGAGTAGCGCCAACGTCCTGACGCGCCTCCCCGTCGGCATCACCGGGACCGTCCTCGCAGGCGCCGCGATTCCGACGTGGTCGGGCAATCCGCTGCTGACGCAGTTGCGGATCGGCGATCCCCCGAATCCGATTATTGTGCGGCAGGACGAGGCGTCGGCATTCACGCTGGCGATCCGCAATGGTCTGAACCCGATGGGGTTGACCCTGACGAATACCTTTACGGATGCCTCCAATTACGAACGCGTGTTCGTGGGCGCATTCTCCAGTTCGTATGTGCTGCGATCGCAAGTGGCGGGCACCGGCCAGCATCGGCCGGTGGGATTCCTGACTGGTGCCGGGAATGTCAGTCTCGGCGCGAGTCCCGATACGTCGGTGCCGTGGTCATGGACAGTCAACGGGAATGGCCATCTGATTCCGCAGAATAACGGGACCTGGGATATCGGCGACCCGACGCATCGCGTGCGGAATGTGTTCGTCGGCGGCGCGGTCGCGCATCGGACGAAAGCCGGCACGCCGACTGATGCCGACGTGACCACCCCAACGGACGGCATGATGATCATCGACACGACGGCCAGCAAAATCTGGTGCCGCATTGCGGGTACCTGGAAGGCGACGGTCGCGCTGACATGAGAATGCGACTCGCGGAGGTCGTCGCCGCGCATGAGGTACTGACGCACCTCGCCGGCGAACGCGTGCCCGTGACGTTGGCGTATCGCATCGCCCGCTTGCTGCGGCAGCTCGAGCCGGACGTCACGCACTTCCAGACGACGCGCGCCGCGCTCGTCCGCCAGTATGGTGATCCGCGCGTCCCGACCGATGAGGAGCGCACGGTCGGGACGACCGAAGTCTTGACGGTGCGTCCAGACCAGCGCGACGCCTTTCAGCGCGAATTGCAGGAACTGTACACGCTCGATGTCCACCTCTCCGCGGTCACGCCGCTGACCATGGCGGATCTGGAACTGGTGCCTATTCGCGCGAAGGATGTGCTGGCGCTGGGGCCGCTGTTTGATCCAACCGCTGAAGCCGAGTCATGCAGATCCTGACCGTCGCCAAACTGCTGCGGATGGCGTTCTCGCGCATCGGGGTGATCGAGGAAGGGGAAGAACTGTCCGCCGCCGCGGAAGAAGACGGCTTCGATCGGCTGAATGATCTACTCGACGCGTGGAAAACCGAACGGTTGACGATGGTCGTCATCACGCGCACGACCTGGCCGCTGGTGTCAGGCCAGCAAGCGTACAGCATCGGCGGCACGCGGCCGACGTTCGTGGATCATTTCGCGTACGAAGACACAACGGTGACGCCGCCCTCTGAGTCCTCGATGGGTCGTCCGTTGACCGATGACGAATGGGCCGCCATCCCGCAGAAACAATTGGTCAGCCAGTTGCCGCGATGCGCGTACTACCAGGCGACGATGCCGACCGCGACGGTGTCCTTGTGGCCCATTCCGCTGGCGGCGAATCTGCGTGGAGTGATCTATGCGCCCAATCCCGTCGAGGAATTCACCTCGACGGCGCAACTCGTCGTGCTGTATCCCGGTTATCGCCGATTCATCCGCGAAAACCTCGCGCTCGAGCTATGGCCGGAATGGCGACATGGCGATCAAATCGATCCGATTCTGCTGAACAACGCCCGTGACAGTAAACGGATGATCAAAACCCTGAACGTCCGGATGAGCGAACTGGACACTTCGTATGGGCCGGGGCTGTACGACATTCAGTCCGATCAGAATTACTAGTCATGCGCGACCCCAGTTTCATCGGCCCATCGTATACGTCGCAGGCTCCACGGGCCGGGTGTGCGCGGACGGTGAATTTCTATCTCGAGCAAAATCCGGGGCCAGGCGCCAAATCGCCGGCGACCTTGGACCCATCTCCCGGCTTTATCCCGTTCTCGACCGTCATCGATGTCGGCGGACGCGCGGCGGCGACGATGAACGAGCGCACCCTGTTCGTGATGGGCTACGGCGTGTACGGCGTGACGGCCAATGGCGGCAATACGCGGTACGGGCTCGTCGCGATTGACGCCAATCCGGCGCAGATTGCGTTCAACAGCATTGTGGGCAATCAGGCGGCGATTTCGAGCGGTGGGAATCTCTACGTGCTCAATCTCGCGACCAATGGCCTGACGCAGATTGCGGCGCTCAACGGCAAAACCACGATGGTGGGCATGCTCGACGGCTTCGGCATCATCCTGGACAGCACGACGTCCCGCATCTACGTCACGAACATCAACGATTTCACGGTCATCGACCCGACGCAGTTCGCGGGACGCACGGATGCGCCGGACAGTTGGCGGGCGCTGCTGGTGAATCCGCCCGATGTCTGGCTGATTGGCAGTCGCACGGGCGGGGTCTGGTACGATGCGGGCAGTTTCCCGTTTCCCCTCGCCCCCCGACCGGGCGTGCAGTTCAAGTACGGCATCATCGCGCCCTTCTCGTTGGCCGCCGCCGGCTCGTCGGTGATCTGGTTGTCGCAGACGACCGAAGGCAACGGCATCGTCGTCCGGACGCGTGGCTATCAACCGGCGCGAATCAGCACCTATGCACTGGAAGCGGCGATCGATACCTACTCGCGCACGCAACGCATCAATGATGCGGAAGCGATGGTCTTTCAGTTCAAAGGGCACACGTTCTATGTGCTGCGCTTTCCCAGTGCGCACATTTCCTGGTGCTACGACGTCGATCAAAACACCTGGACCGAACTGACGAAATGGAACACGACCCTGATGGCTGAGGACGTGTGGGCGCCGCGGGTCCACACCTTCGCGTTCGGGCGCCATCTGACTGCCGACGCCTCCACGACCATCATCGCGGACATGAGCGATGCCTACGGCACCGAACTCGATGGGACGGCCATTCGTCGGGTGCGCCGCTGGAATGCGCCGTTTGCCGAACTGCGTCCCATCCCGCATCGCTGCCTCGAGCTGTACCTGCAGGCGAACGCGACCATCAGTGGCCAGGGCAGCAATCCGCAGGCGATGTTGCGAGTGAGCAATGACGGCGGCGAAACCTTCAACAATGAACGCCGCGTCTTGACCGGGCCGGTCGGGACGATGCAGCGCGCCCGCTTCTGGCGGTTGGGGATGCCTGAAGACCGCGCCTATGAACTCGTCGTCACCGATCCGGTGCCGTGGCGACTGATCGATGCCTTCCAGAACAACGATGGGCAAGGGCCATAGGCAATGACGCATGAGTTCACTGCCCCCGATTCCCTACGAATCACCTGTACTGGACGGGCAGTACCTGTCGAGCGACTACTACCAATGGTTGTTCGATCTACAGCGACGGACCGATGCCAGTGCCGCGTTGCTGGGTCGGCCACTGCAATTGACGAATCAATCGGCCGCGATTCCGATCACGACGATTCCGCTCCCGCTGCTCTCGAGCGGCCTGTACATCCTCCGCTATTACGCGCGGGTGACGACTCCGGACGGGGTCAGCAGTTCATTGACGGTGAAATTAGGCTGGACGGAATCCTCGGTGGCGTTAACGGCGAGCAGTCCGGCGATGACGGGCGACTCGACCACGACGGTGACCAGCAGTTCGATCATGGTCAATCTCGACGCGAACACGCCGCTGACGTACCAGACGCTGTACGCGAGCAACACGCCGAACAAGATGAAGTACCGGCTCTCGATCACCGTCGAAATGATGGAGTAATGACCATTCGGGCAGCCACCGCGGAGGACATCGACACCATTGTCGCGATGGGCTTGCGGTTCCAGGCGCTGACGAGCTATGCGGCGCATCTGCGGGCGACAGCGACCTCATTGCGGACGTTGACAGCCGCCGTGCTCGCCAATGCCGACGCAGCGATCTGGCTTGCCGAACGGGGAGGTCGTGCAGTCGGCATGATTGCCGTGGGGCTGTACACCCAACCGATGTCGGGTGAATGTGTCGGATCAGAAATTTGCTGGTGGATGGATCCGGAGGCGCGGGGCGGACGCACGGCGCTCAAACTGCTGCACACGGCCGAACGCTGGGCCGCGCAGCAGGGCGCGACGATTTTTCAAATGATGGCCCCGACCGACGCCGTGGGTGCGTTCTATGAACGCTTGCACTACGAGTTGATCGAACGGCATTACATGCGGAGGCTCGCATGATTCACTGGCGCCCACTCGCGGAGGATGCGTGTGCGGATAGCTGCGATGGGTTCATCGCTTCAGGGACGGCCGCGCTCATTGCGGCATTGAGCGCCGCCGGCGCGAGCACGGCAACCGGGCTCTACAGCGCGAAAAAACAAACGAGC